TGCATGGAAGAGATTGAAAAAGGCAGGTGCACTATCGATGTCAAGAACTTTGACTTTGACACCTACTGGCAAGTAAAGAAGTTTTGGGACAAGGTGGATAAGAAAGGGCAAGATGAGTGTTGGCATTGGCTTGGTGCCACGAAGAAAAAAGAAACAGAGACACAGGCTTACTTCCCTGCTCCTTTCTTTAGCGGCAAGACTCAGTCTGCAGCACGTGTTGCTATGTGGACTTCGCGTGGATTTACAGGAAAAATGCGAACCTTTCACCAACCTGGGTGCTCAATTTTGTGCTGTAATCCGCTTCACTTACGACTACGTGAGGTAGAATCAATTCCCGTCCCTACTAGTGTCTCAGTCGTTAATTTGAGTTATGGAAACATCTTCGATCACGCTCGTGCAAACCGAGACATCCTCGAAAGTAGCATCTAAGATTAGTCAGATAATTCCCAGTAGCTGGCACGTAGCTGACCCTAAGTACGCGGGGCATGTTCGTATAGGTTCAGACAATTACTTCACTGAGTGGTTCGACTCCAGGGAGGAAGCAGAATTGGAACGGCGTTGCCTTGAGAAGCGGTTGAGCTATGAGTTAATTAAAACCGTAGAAGACGAAGGCTATTATCCGGAGCGTGCTAAACTAGTAGAAGAAAAGTATCAATCTAGCGGCCGCACAAATAGCCTCTATACTGGCTTAAACACGGAAGATGTCAACATTCCTAACAGCACTTCCAACTAACCTTGGTTTTTACAACCTCGGATTGGTGGATGCGTACCCTGTTGGGGGCACAGGAGCTACCGCTTATGGTCCTACGAGCTATTTTGGCAGTGACCCGCTAACTATACGCGCTACGGATAGTGTAAACACTGCACAGAATCTTGGAGATTTTGCTCCACTCTTTAAATCAATACCTCTAGCAGCAACACACGGCGGCAACACCCGGATTCAATCTACGTTTTATAAGTTAACGTTACTTCGCCCAAGAAGTATTATCATTACCCAAAATTACAGCACCACGTCATACGAACAAAATACAAACCGCAACACAGTTGTTTCCGTTTATAAAGTTGAAAACGGAACCCATAGACGAGAACTACCAATTAACTCCGATGGCTACGTTTATTCCGAAACTGGGCTAAGCTACAGCGATTCCGGTGGTGATGACAGCAGCTACAGCTATGGCGCAGATTATCCTAAAACTGCATTAGGCGTAGGCGATTACATTGTTTTAATCACGAACGACATTCGTTATCTTGAAACAAATTATTCGCTAACACTTACCATTGCCGATCTTGATTGGGAGTATGTAAGAGACCCTGCGCAAGACTTTGGAGATTTTGGTACAACCGTTACCACTGCATCCCAGTACAGAACTTGGGAAGTGGGAGAAATTGCTGGCGCTGGGTGGGATAATGATCGCTGGTACGATGTACGCACACTGGACCCTGTTACATCCGACGTTGATTTTGGATTTATTATTGAGCCAAAAGTGACCACACGTACCAGTGGGCTAGGCTACACGCGTGAAGGAGTTTCCCCTTAACCAGATACCTGCTAACCTAACGAAAGTTGATTAGCAGGATTATGAAAGTTGTCACCCTCCAACAACTGGAAGAAAATTTTGAAGCAATCATAGACGACGTAGGGGGCAACAAAGAACATTACAGAATTTTGCATGAGAAGGGTGACCTCATGCTGATCCCTATTGAAAGCTATGAGGTTCTTAAAGATGTGTATACCGATTGGGTGGAAGAACCACAAAACACTGGACTAGTAGATGGGTTTGATCCACATCAGCTACCAGTGGTGGAGTACGTTGCAGAGACGGAACCTAAAAAAGATTAAAGTTAGGTCCTATTCTTGGTCCGATACCCTTTGTAAATAGTTGGGCCAGTGTAGGCTTCTTCCTGTTCAGTGTTTTTAGCAGTGTTGTACCCAGGCATCCCTTCAGGAATTGTCGACCTGGCCCATGAAGGAGTTTCCATTTCCTGATCGGTATATGCCGGTGGCGGAGCCTGGGTTGATTTTGCCAAGGCATTGGCATAATCTTTTTGTGCTTCTGAGTAAGCTGTTTGACTTGATTCCCGCACCGGAGCGTACTGGTCGGAAACTCCTGAGTTAGCGCGAGTGTACTTATCTCCTGTGGGGAGGCTAGAAAGGTAAGCACCGGCAGCTTGCATGCGGGTTCCGGCTTGACGAGCCCCGATCTCCCCTGGAGTACCTGATTGCGCGTAAAGCTGTTTTTGAGCTGTGTTGCTCTGTTGTTGAAGGCGCTTCAAAAAGTCACCAGTCATCTGGTAAGACTCCAGTGGTTGAACCGATTGATACACCGTCGGGGGCGGAGGAGTGATGACCGTCGGCTTTGGAGCGCCCATTTTGACTACTACTTCAACTGTACTGTTACACTGATTTTACTCGTGACAAACCCATAGAGATGTTGGATCCCGACGACGCCAAGGGGGCCGAGGATAACAACCAGCAAAAGCTCGGCAACAGTAATTGGGCGCTTCATGTGAATGCATGTACTGATATGGATGAGTTTAGCGAACTTTTGTCCAAAGTGTCCACTGATGTGCTTTGGAAAGTTTTAATGACCTCCCAACAACGGACAATTGCCAAGGCTTTATGGGAGGCTTGTAACTATGGAGGACGACCAAAACCTGGCGATTTGAAACACATGGAGAAGAAACGTGAATACGCTGAGTGGGTTTTAAGAATCGATCATCGCCAGCAATGGAATAAACCTCAAAAAACCGTTAAGCTGTAGCAAAGATAAATGTTGTCATCAATGGAACCAGAGGAGTGGTTGGACAAACCCTTGGGAGAGGAAGAAGAGGCATCTTTTGTTGTGTCACCTAAACCCCGGCAGTATTTGAGCTATCGGTTCAACGGGCTTACTGTCGAAGAAGTAACAGTGGATAATTACGAAGAAATGCTGAAGGCTTCCCTGGCGGAGCAAGTGAGTATGTTTATACCACCTTCTGGCAGCTTTAAGACGCCAGACCTTCGGCGCTACCTGGAGCTACTAAGAACGTACGAGACTAGTACAAATGATCTAATTCTCGGCTTCTCCCTGGCGGATCAAATTAGGATTACGTTCAGTGACATGAAGCCTGCCACAATCTGCGAGAAATTTCCGGACATTGATTTGGTCACCAAACGGCGCTATCGTTGCGTAGCCGAGTATCTTATACGGCAAGGCGAACTTGCCAAAGTTAAAGATGAAAGCGGTAAGCTAGTTAAGAAAATAGGAAACATGGGTAAGGCTGTGGTCATCTACGAGCCATTAGCCAAGATCCGCCAAACCCTTCAACGCTCCGGACTCACCGAATTTATTAAAAATGACCAGCCGTCGCAAGGAACTACTCTCGAAACTGCGCCTGTCGAATCCAACTGAGGAAGAAAAGGTCCTTGCTCAACTCACAATTGAGCGGATCTGCGCTGACATGTGTGATTTCTTTGAGAGTTTTTACGCTCAAGAAGGACCAGGTGCCATGGTGTATGTCCCCAAGGCAGAGAAAGAAGAGGATAGCATGTTTTATTTGACGGTTCCGCACATGATTAATGCCTTGGATGACTTTAAGCGGCAAGAAATGGAGGGTCCAGCAGAGGTAATGCAGAAAGCTATCGCCAGGGGAGAAGCCCTAAACCCCCTTAAGGAGGCCCTTTTTATTATTCAGGATGAGAAAGAAATGTCCCTGGTTCACTACAAACGTGAACAACCTACAGAAGGACTGGGGGAGTTTGCTATTACGTGAGTCAGAGACCTTGGCTATCTAAACGTGAATTTTTATCTAGGATTGGCAACGTTGTCGACGACTGGCTAACCCCAGTCGAATACTTACCGTACATTGACGCCCTTCTAGGAGACATAGATTTAGATCCCTGTTCAACCCACCTAGCCAACGATCAATTCTTAAGAGCGAAACAAATCTACACGCTCAAAGAAGATGGCTTGAACATTGAAATCCCTTGGACTGGCAAGACTTATTTGTTTCCGCCAACTTACGGTAGGTGCTCCTTCAATAAAGAACGTGGCACCTGGAGATGGGGACTAAGAGGTGGCGGCCCTTTGTGCAAAGCTCCGTCTTCTATTTGGTTTGGCAGGTTAGAAAAAGAATGGAAAATGAGAAATATAAGAGAAGCATTGTTTTTTAGCACAAACCATGAAACGATGCGAACTAACCTTTCAATTTGGAATTATCCGGTTTGTATTCCAGAAAAAAGGTGTAATTTAATACACGGTAAAACGCTGACCACCATTGCTGGGCCGTTTACTTGGGGATACTTTGTTTACCTACCACGCGCTGAACTAGGATTTAACCAGGCCGACAAGTTTATTGAGATCTTTTCCCACATCGGAAAAGTAATCTACTGAGTGATGCGGTTAATGCGGCGCTGTGTTGGGCTGCGTGGAGCACCGTAAGCGTTCTTAAAGGAGTAGGTGGCATCACCAGGTCCTGAGACAACGAAGCGGTCGTCTTCTTTCCGGTCTTGCTCCAGGGTAGAGCGCTGGGCAAGCCTACGTTGGGCTACAGCCCTTGCTGCGGCTCTCTTGCCCTGCTCATTATCTACCGCCCCTTCTGCACCGCGATACCGGTTGTCAACGTCGTAATCAGTGCTACTCTGATGGTTCATAAAAGCATTCTGACAGCAGCAAACCCATGTTAGATACCCAAGCAGAAATCTCTTTAGTATGCAATCACATCAAAGAGTTATTGTTAGAAAAGAATAGAAAATATGGTGATTCAGCACTAACTCCTTCTCGGATTTTTAGCAAAGCAGACTCAATAGAGCAGCTTCTTGTTCGTATTGATGACAAGCTGAATCGCATTCAGAAAGGTGCTGGCCTACTTGCCACTGATGAGGACATTATTCAGGACTTGATTGGCTACCTGGTACTTCTTAAAATTGCGATAGCACGTAATAACCCTGAGTGGACTGATGGACCCAGATAAAATTCTCCACGAATACTGCCCAGAACTTCAGCTATTGGACATGTTGGACTGGTTGCAATGTACTATAGGTTTTGAGGCGAACCCAATCCCCCCTGCTCTTGATTCCAATAACGAAAAAAGCGACGAATAGTTTCTCCAGTGGGATCCCACTCCACAACCTTTCGCTCTAGATACTCGATTGCTTTGATTTGGGTGGGGGTTCCCATATAGCTTTCGCCAATGTTGAGCAGGCAGTGCTTCAAAAGACACTTGTGTTCAGTAAATAACGGGACTTGTTTATCTGGTGCTAAGTAAGTATTAAGTTCAACACGTCTGCGTTCTTTTAAAAACGGGTCGGCACCACGGTACGCGGGATTGATGAACGGACTCCACTCTTTAATAATGGCGTTCTTACTTGCTCGTTTGTTAATTAGCTCCAAAAGTTGACATTCTTTGAAGTTAGCTAGACCGACACTGTGTGCGTAACTCAGAAGTGCGGCACGTTTTTTAGGTGCGGTCGGCATAACAACGTAGTGCTGAACCTTATCCGCAAACTCTTCCAAATCTTTGATCAACTGTTCAATTATTTCTTTTTCTGTTGCCCTGGTAAACATCCCGACCCAGGATTTGCCTAGGCGCTTGCTGCCATAACCGATGCGCCACTCACCGTGTTCAGTTTTGTACGCAGCAAAACGGTCAAAGCCGCAATAGGTTCTGGCCGGAGTGTAAAGTTTTATGATCTTAACGGCTGTGTCGTTAAGAAAAGAGTTGTTGTATTTCTTAGGGGACAACCACTGTACCGACAAACTCGGCATCAGCATAACTGTCAAAAGTTAAAAGCACAACATAGTCTTTTGCTGCGTCGGTAACGGTCACGCCAATAGCACCCTTACCCTTGCCAGCTTTGTCAATGTTGAAAATTTTCTGGTAACCGGAAGGAGCGTTGCCAGTGTTGTACGCATCTTCTTGGAAAATTTCAATATCAAGAAGAGAAGCGCTTTTATTGATTGTAACGATGATGTCGCCAGTGGAAGCCGGGTTTACGCGAAAACCACGGATAAGATCACCGACGTTACCTGAAGCGGTTGGACCCAAGTAAGTGATTTCAGAACCGCCGCTGACTTGCAGATTGTCCAGGGTGCCCTTAATAGTACGAGTAGGCATGATTATTAAGAAAGTTGGTTGGCGGTGAGGTAGTTAAAGTTGATTTCAGCATCAATACCGTGTTCCTTCAAGATATTGAAGAACAGCTGACGATCCATCATTTTCTGATGAAGCATATCAATGAACGCTTCTTCTAACTCGTCTCGATCCAGATCTTTGATTGCAAAAGCCGCTGCATGAACAGCGAACTCCTGATCAACTGGCAGGTTTAGAGCATTGGCGTCCATTAAATCGACCAATCTATGACGTAATTCTAACAGCCGTGATTAAAAAAACGACTAACCCTGATAAGCCGGATCGCGGAGTGGGACGTACCGCTGATCTACAGCGAAACTGGGTGGGTCGCCAGGGAGATCAAGAGATCCTTGTTCCAAGACAGGCAGCCTTTCGGATATATACGTTTTTAAATACTGATTTGTAGCTGGGGTAGCGGTCATTTGGTGTCCGGTCAAGCTTTAAGGAGTGTGCGCCAACTTTGTAGGCAAGGAAAAAGGTAAACCCAAAAATAAATATTAAAGGTGCCACTTGCTACAGGTTATTTCAACTACTATATTTTATCTAAACCAAAAACCAAACATGGACCCAACTGCAATTGCCTACGAACTAATGAAGGCTGGCGTGAGCGGAGTCAGTAAGACCCAGACTTTAAGTTACATTAAAAGTACATACAATTTAACGGATCAACAATTAAATCAAATCCTGAATCTTTGTAATTTTAAAATTAAACCAAAACGTACTGATTACAAAAAAATAGCAAATCAATTTTTCTCGATAGGAACAAAACAATACAAGTACCCCTTTACGCAAATTTATACGTTTGTTGATTTTTTAACTCCGGAAGATTGTCAAACATTGATAGAAGAATCTGATAAAAAATTAAGGCCCTCAACGGTGTCTAATATTAAGGATGAAATTGTTCTATCGAAGGACAGGACAAGTAAAACTGCCGACCTGCACTACTTCAATTCTTCTTATTTAAATCAAATTGATAACAAAATAACATCTTTTATGGGACTGAATCCCTTTACTGGAGAGATTATGCAAACACAGAAGTACGAACCTGGGCAGTACTATAAAGCGCATACGGATTATTTCCACCCATTAACAAGAGAATATAAAACATATACCGAGTGGATGGGACAACGTACTTGGACGTTTATGCTTTATTTAAATGACGTAGAGGAAGGCGGCGAAACGTATTTCAAGCACCTTAAATTAAAAATTAAACCCAAACAAGGTATGGCCGTTTTCTGGAACAACCTTTACAGAAATGGAATACCAAATCCAAAAACTTTACATGAGGCTTGTCCCCCAGTGAGCGGGGAGAAGTATGTAATTACTAAGTGGTTTAGGTCTTGGCCGTTGATTTAGTTGGCAGCAATTTTAAACGTAACGCTTGCGTTAGTCCCTCCTGTTTCCTTTAAAAAATTTGCTCGCACCTTGCGAACCGGGAACCCGACAACATTGTAAGCATACGTGCCATTTTCTGTAATAGTATTAGATATCATGGCGCCGAAGGTTGCGCCATCCGTGCTGCCCTCAAGCCTCACAACAACACTGGTATCGATATTTTGCACAGTAACTAAAAGTGTGTAGTTACGTGTAGACAGGTAGTTGGTTGTATAAACATCGTAAGCTTCGGTAACTCCAGGTGCAGACAGGGTGTCTGGGCTGAAAAATACTGTTTGCTGGTAGCCTTCAAAATAGCTCATCAGGTTTTGCAATTATTTAGACATTATACCGACTCTGTTGCTGTAGCCGGGCAGCAATTGCAGGTACTTTATCTTGCTTTATAACTCTGGCATTTGATGTTCAACAGTAGTGTTCGCGTAGTGCTGCCAAATCACTTCGCTTGTATTACCGGCCCAACTCGCTGCTTGCGTCACAGGAATACCTGCCTCTAGCCATTGACTAATAGCAACGTGTCTTAAATCGTACGGACGATACCTTCCCTTTATCAAGCCAACCGCGTGAAGCTGATCAACTTTATCACGAAAGAAAGATTGAAAAGCATACCTGTTCCATGGGAACAAATATTCTGACGCTTTATCTAACTGCCCTACAACTTCTTGAGCGGCTTTGTTCAATGGCACCCATCGCTTCTTGTTCGTCTTGGTGCTATTTTTATGCCCATGCGTCAGCGTGTAATTACTGTGAACCAAAACGCGATTTTCTTCCAAATCTCTCCACTGCAACGCACGGACTTCCCCGGTGCGCATTCCAGTTTGCAGCATAAATTCAGCAAATAATGACCAGTCCACTTTTCGATGATGGCTTTTGCTTTTTAGCGCAATCATTATTAAAGTAAGTTCTGGCTTTGTAATAACGGTGATCTCTCTGTCAGACTGAGGTGCTTTGGGCATTCTGAAATTCGCCACAGGGTTGCGTGACAGAATGGCTACATCTTCTGAAGAGGCCCATTTGTACAAGGCACGAATAAACATGCACACCCGACGAGAAGATTTCACGGGCTGTTGCTGCAGCGTCCAAATTAAAATCTGCCTTCCTTGTTCTAGGTCTTGCACTGGGCAGCGCTGAAGCCATTTGGTCACCTGTGCATAGTCTGTCACCAGGCTTGAAGGGCTTAGTGAAATTGAACGTTCCTGAAGGAACGCAGCCCAAGTCTCAGAAAGAGAGGGGACCATGGAATAGAAGTGAGGATTGTCACTTTACCACAGCCCCCCAGGCCGGGGACACTACGAGGGCTCTACTGGATAGCTGCCGCAAAGGCGGTGATGAGTGCTGACACGCGGGCGTCTAGTAGGGCGAGGTCTAGGGATTCACCTATTGAGTAGAAGGCCAGGCGGGCGTTGGTGTAAAAAGAAGGAGCGCCAAATATTTGTGTATTACTGTTTAATGGCGTGGTTGATGTATTTGACGTGGATGCTGTTGACCCATTAAATCGATAGTATAGCGTACTGCTATCGCTACGATTAACTGCTATCAACCCAGTACCGCCGACAGAAGGGGTAATGTTAAAAGTTGCGGAAGAGCTGGCCCTGAAATAAACCGCTCGCAGGGGGTCCGCTGTCCCTCCCTGGAAAATGAACGAATCACCTGCTACATTATATGTAGATTGGCTTGCCAAAAAGGCTCCGCTTGTAGTTTGGCTGCTGGCATAAACGGCCAAATGCCTGCTGTTTTGCGGATCTGCATTGTTATTTCGGTTGCTGTTTAGGTACTTCGTGTTTCCATCGCCCACCAGTCCCGTTTCACGGTTGTAATCACCAGAGACAAACAGTCCACCAACATTTGTCGGCGCAGCCCCTACCAGCGGAACCAACGCCCCAGTCAACGTGCGGGCACCAGCCAGAATGCAGCTCGCCTTGATAGCGGTCCAGATACCATCAGCCTTGCAGCCAACAATGAAGTTGTTGACAGCGATGCGAACGGCAGGCTCTAGCAGTTGGCCATCTGCCGCCTGAACCGCTGCCAGATAAGCGGTGGCATCAGCGTCTGATACCAATCCGTCATACGTCGGCGTAATAACCCAACTCATGGCACCATCCTCCAGGTGTGATTAGTGGCAGTGTCTAGTGTGTGTGGCATCTTAGATTCCATAACGCATCCTCAAGCAGTTGAAGTTTTGCTGGAC